ATGTTCTTGTTTAACTGAACCCATACGCCGATAACGCTTCCGAGCAGGGCCAGTGCGGTAACGATGAGTTCAGGTGTCATCAGGCAACCCATTCTTCAGCGGGGGCTTCCGGCCATGCGGGATCAAGCATATCCAAGTCACGTAAGGCTTGGCGGTATGCAGCGAAGGCGGTCTTGCAGTCAGCCGTCAGAGGAACGTCTGCAAGCTGCGTCCAGTCCGTGTTGTCCAGCTTGGTGTTACGAAGAGCCTTGTTTGCTACAATTGTAGCAGCGTCAACAGCGGCCTTAGCTTCGTCGTCCATGTCGGCAACGGAATACTTGGTATACCACTTGCCTTCGATCTGTTCGACACCATCGCGGTAGACAACCTGATACTTTGTGGCTGTCGGTTGCGGGCCTTCAAACACAACGTCAGCGCCCAAGTCGTTAACCAGTTCTTCGGTTAAGACATAGGGGAAGGATGTGTTCGGGTGCATGGCGCGAAGTTCGCTTTCAGTTACGACTGCGCCTGTTTCTTGGATGCGATATTCAGCCATTGGTCTATCCTTAAGAGATGGCAAGATAAATATAGGTTGCGCCGTTCACGTTTGCGTTTGCGGTGCTGTCCTGATTAACGACGAAGCCACTGCTGTCAGCATCAATCCAATCAAGGGATGTAACTTCCACAGCCGTGCTGTTCAGATACAGAAGCGGGTCGTTTCCAGCCACGATGCCACGGGCGCTGTCTGCGACTAGCCAATTCCCCGTGCTGTCAGTCCGCTTGATCATTACGAACCGCGCACCAGCAGCGAAGCCACAGTTAATCGTCTGGCTGCTTCCGTTGCCTGTGTAATTTCCCACCTTCGACACTCCCGGACATGAGGCAAAGAGGTAAGAGACAAAAGTCCGGCCAGAACCATTAACCCGACTTTCGCTTGTCAGGCCAAAAGATGTAGCGGTTGGCTTTGATGAAAAATCAAATGGATAGTTTTCGCCACTCGCGCTGGAAGCTGTTGTGTTTAAGTTAAGATATTTAAAATTTGTGTCCCCAAACTGCGTTCCGACAATCCACTCAGTTGCGTTGGAGCGGCTCTTAATGATAATCAACTCAGGCGCAACGCCAAGGTTGTGATTTACAGTGCGGGCAGAACCCGTCCCCGTGTAGCAAACCTCATCAAAGAAGGATGGGGCGCGGCGGAAATTGTAATTTATTGTCGGGTAGGCAGCCCCACCATACCAAGTGCTAACTGTCCCGGTATTGTTGTCTAATCCAAACCCAAACCCAGAACCCGTAGCTTCTGCGGCAGTGCTGTCAGATTTTAAATACTTAATGGATGACGTAGAGCTTCCACGGAGCCTATCGTAAAAATACATACTATCCGCAACAGTGGTATTGCGAACAAGCCCTAAATCAACAGGAAATCCAGTTGTAATAGTAACCGGAATTGAACCGCTAATAGGATATTGCGGACTAAACACACTCGTCCCGCTCGTCGGTGTCCGCATAGGGCCGCGACGAATGGCGATGTAGATGTAGGTTGCGCTGCCGGAAAGAAACTGATTACCTATACTTCCAAAGCCAGTAGCATTTGGAGCGATGTAGTTGCTGGCATTGGCAGCTTCCGCGGCGGATAGATTAGGATTAATCGTATTAAATTGGGTTTGAGAAAAACCACGCATGGTGTCTGCTGTAAACCAGTTTTGCGTAGCATCAGTGCGCTTTGCCATTACCCACTGCGGTTCCCAGCCCAATGAAACGGAAAAATTACCGCCGCTATCAGTCGTAAACGATCCACACTGAATAATCCCGTCAGACGTTGTGTCGTGGGCGAATAGGTAGGCTACGTAGGTTGCGCCGTTGGTATTGGCAGCATTTGATACGCCAATATATGTGCTTGTCCAAACTTCGATATTATCCGTATTTCCTGTGTTTGCCGCGCTTGAATTAAGCACCAGTTCGCCCATTGGATTGTTGCGGTGAATGCACATCCAATTGCCCGTGCTGTCAGTCCGTTTAACTACAATGAAGCCCGGAGTTACGCCAAGTGAATGGTTAATTTGTCGAACAACTGTCCCATTCCCCGTATACGTCACAACATCAAAGAACTTAGATGCTTTGCGGAATGTCCATGAGGCCGAGTTTCCACTACCGTAATTTGCGTTATCATCTGAGCCAATGGAAAATCCGTTTGAATTAAAACTATAAACGCCTCCAGCCCCAAGATTTTCTTCTGCAAGTGTAGTTGAGGGGTAAATTAACTTTCCCGTCCCCCGTGCTGTGTCATAAATAGGACCCGCAGTCGCATTTGTTCTACTTTTCAGCCAAACCATGCCGCCTCTTCCGGCAAGGTCAATGTTATTTGTAATAGTTTGCGTAGAGTTATTTGCGGCAAACAAATACGTCGAGAATACGTCCTCAACGTAGAGCCGATCTTCTGATACCTGTGATGAATTAGCGGAGAACATTACCCGTTTCCCTTACAGCGTGTAGTTCTGGCCCGCGTTTGAACCAATCCAGTTGGTCCCGTCAGCCGTGAAAATATACTTGTCGGCCTTCGATGCCGTGCTGGTGATCGTCGGCGCAGTGCCAGCGGGCCACTTTACAGCAGCGGGCCAAGTGACTGTGCGTGAGCCAGTGCCATCCTGCTTCAGGATGAGGATGAAGCTGCGGCCAGCGGTGGCAGTCGGGAACGTGAACGTGCAGTTACCCGTTAGCGTGAGGATTTGGACAGAGCCGTTAGCAAGGTCGATGGTGTAAGCCGTGCTGGTGTTGGCGGTTACAGTCTCTTCCGTGTAGCCGTTGGTGAACGTGCCAGCTTCGATGGTCTTGTTCGTGAGCGTCTGCGTGTCAGTTGTTCCGACCAGAGCGCCTGTCGGAGCCGTCAGAGAGGTCGTCCAAGCAGTTCCCGTAGATACCGCGATACCAGCAGCAGGATAGGTCTGTGCGGGGATAGCAACCCAGCTATTGTCACCACGAAGGTAGGTGGATGACGATGCGGTGCCTGTAGCGTTCAGCTTGGACACCGAGAAGCCGGTAACAGTCGCGCTCGTCACGTTCAGTGTGCCAGCAATCGCAATCGTCTTGCCAGCGCCTACGTTAAGGCCAACGCTCGTCCCGTTACCAGCCGCAGCGAACAACGCATCGACGAGATCAAGGTCGGTATTCAGCTTCGTCCCCCAAGTATCGGCAGAAGCACCGACTTCAGGTTTCGTAAGTCCAAGGTTAGTTGTGGTTGTATCAGCCATCTTTTACCTCATGCCGCTTCCAGATATTCGGGGAAGCCTTTAACCGTCCAAGTTTCTGCTGTAACAGAAATTGGTGTCCATGTCTCTGCTGTTATTGGTTGCGGCTCCCATTTCTTAACAGCAGTCACTGTAACGCTAGAAACACCGCTTACAGCTACGTTACCAAACCGCACATAACCAGCGTTTACAGCCACCGAAGCCACCGCGCTCGACGTTACCGCAGCGCCAGCCGTAATTTTTGCATCTACAGAAACTACCGATACCGAAGTCAGCGAGACTTGGCCGATCACCGAAGTGCCACCAGCAGCCGTTACAGTAGATGCCGCAGAAACGGCCACAGAAGCGTCTACAACGCGAACAGCAGCAACTTGGGTAGTAGATACCGCATTGGCCTCTACAGCGCCGTCTGTGCGCTCTCCAGCCGTTACGCTAACAGATGAGACAGCATTGCTCTCAAGCGCCGCCTCTTTGACAATTACAGCAGCAGCCGTGGTTGTGGATGACGCAGTTACAGATACCGAACCCTCAATCGGGTCGATACCGTAGGAGCCAATCCCAAATAGGCCGCTGCCGTAGCCTGCCATCTATTAGTCCAGCGTAATGTCGAAGTCGCCAGCAGGGATGCGGAACACATCGCCGCTGTCAATCGTCTTCGATGTAGCAAGACCGCCATAGGCCAGCATATTGCCGCCAGTAGAAGCGTCAAACAGTGCAGCGTAGGTAATTGTCCCCCACGATGCCGAGGCAGTCGGGAACTCTACAGCAGCCGTGTTGGATGCAAGGTTAGCAGCAACCGTGAAAGCAGCCGTCTGACGTGCGTAAGAGCCGCCAGAGACTTCCGTGCCACCACCAGCTTCGCCAGGGTTAGACGTAAACAGGCCGACATACAGAGTTGCAGGCGCAGTGTAGGCCGTTGCACCAAAAACGTGCAGCAGAACCTTGTTTTCGAGATAGTTAGAGAACGACATTTATAGCTCCTTAGCCAAAAGACCGAATACGCGGTGTTAATTTGCTGCTGCCAATTCTAGCACGTTCGTCAGCAATTTTCATGTCATTAACAAGCGTCTGATA